GTCCTCTGGCGGTGCGGCGGGTTGGGCGTCCGGTTCCTTGGCTTGCGCCTTGGCTTCCAGGGCCTCCAGCCGTTCCTCCAGCGCCTTGCGCTTCGCAATCTCCTTGGCCAGCCGGCGGTAAGGCACCGTCTGCGGTGTCTCCTCGGCTCCGGGCTCCGCTTCCGTCTCCGCGTCTCCCGTCTCCGCGTCTCCCGCGTTGGCTTCCGGGTCCGTGTCCGTCCCTGAGTCAGTTTGAGCAGGCGCTTCGTGGGCTTCCGCCCCGCCTGCCTGATTTGAAAGATCGGTCGTGGTTTCCTCCGCGGCACTTACCGCGGCGGGGTCTCCAAACAGGCGGTCGATGTCCGCGATGAGGCTGGCCTCGACTTGCTGTTCGGATGGCTGCGTGGGCGCAAGTTGCGCTCCGGTCACCGGCGTTGACGCCTCGCGGGCGCCGGGGGCGGTGGCCCCGTTCGGTTCAGTCATTTTGTTGGCTGCGGCGACAGGACCGCAGAATTCAGGCGTGAGGCATTCCGGGTGTAATGACACCCGCCGGTCACTCAACCGGCGGGTGCCGGAATGAAGCGGGGCCGCCAGACCGCGCTTGAGCCGGTTTCACCCGGCCCACTGCGCATAAAGCACGGTCGGGCGCCGCGGCCAATGGGGTGCCGGTCTTCGCCACCCTTCGCCACCCTTCGCCACCCGAAGTTACCGAGGCGGTGGGGTGGGCTCGCCCTGGAGCCGTTGCAGCTCCTCGCCCAAATCATCCAGCGCCGTGAACGCGCCGGACTCAAACTCGCGGTCGCCGCTCGGCAATTTGCTCGGCGGCAGCTTGTGCCGCAGCAACGCCTCCGCCCGCCGCGCCCGGATCAGCATCAGCACCGCTGGCAAGGTCTGGTCGCCCGGCGGCAGGGACCGCAGGACCTTCTGCGCCTGCTCGAGGGTCATTGTCCGCCCTCCATCGGTTGCACGCCCAGGCGGCCGACCACCTTGTTCTGCTGCTGCACGGCGCTCTGCTGCCGGTTCTGCGCCCAGTTCTGCATGGCCATGGCAAACCGGCCCTCGGGATTGCCCACCAGCTCTTTCTGGTAGAACGGATTCGCGCCGACGATCTGTTGGGCAAACCCAAGCTGCGCGGGCGCCGTCGGGTCGTTCTCGACGAGTCGCGGCGGATTGCCGAGGAACATGGCGGCGATGTCCGCGTTCACCTGTTCCTGCAACTTGGCGCTGGCGCTGGCGTCGCTCACCAGCAGCGATTGCGCCAGCAACGGGTCCACCGCCATCAGCTTCATCCGCACCAGTTGCGTCTTGTCGATGACGCCGGCGGCGTCCTCGGGCACCACGAACTGCGAGATGGCCTGGAGCTTCTTGATGCTGAATTCCATGTCCTGGTCGCGCACGTCGGTCTGAAGAATGATCCCCGTCTCGCCCGCGATGACCGCGCCCGCCAGCTCGGGCTTGGGTGTGCCGGTCACGCCTTCCCATTCGGTCGGCGTCGTGTATTGCTGCATGAGCGCCCACATCTGCTGGAACACCTCGTTCCACAGGCTCAGGAAGTTCGACACCATGCGCTGCTGTTTCATCTGCACCCGGGCCGGCGCCGCGGTGGGTGTCATGCGGCCGAACCGCTGGTCGGCGATCTCCAGCTCCAGCCGGATGATGCTTTCCGCCACGCCATCGTGGCCGGGCAATTCCATGAACCGCGGTTCCTCGCCCCGCAGTGTCGGGATGCGCGCCGCCGGGCCGAACACATCCTGTTCGTCCATCATGCGCGACGGCACCAACCGCGGGGGCAGGGTGGTGAGCGAGGTCCGGTCAATGAGCGAATCCTGCTGCACCTTGATGCTGCGTTGCTGCGGGAACGCCCGTTCCGGCACGCCGCGGCTCGCGGTCAGGCTGCGGCACCACCATTCCGCCGCGCTGCTGGCAAAGGGCATCTTGCCATGCTTGAAGTCGCACAGGCCATGCCGGGCACACAGTTCCTTCTCGTTGTCCTCGGGGTCGTGCGTGAAGTGCGGCGAGAACACGGTCACGTAAACGCCCGGCACCCCATACTCGTCGAGCCGGGTGGTGTAGGCGGTGATGACTTCGACCAGGTTCACGCCGTCTTCGGTGTCGGCCACGTAATCGGTCTCATGCACGCGGGCGCGGCCCTTGTCGGCCTCGTCGGTCCACGTCGAGTATTTGCCCCGGCTCGCCCACGCCTGTTCGATCCATTCGTGGTCCCAGCCGTCGGTGTATTCCTTGGCCCGCAGTTCGTCCTCGGCCAGCCGTTCGCGCACGAACACCTGGCCGGTGGACGTGTCGCCCTGCTCGTCGGGCACAAACACGTCGCGCCACGGTTGCAGCGCCCGGATCAGCGGTTGGTTCCGCATCAGCGCCGGCACGGCCAGCTCGATGGCTTCGCCGGCCCGCAGGGTTTTGACCAGCGCCTTGGCCTCGGTCATCGAAAGCTCGGGCATCCGTTCCAGTTCCATGCCGTCGAGTTCCGCGGCCACGCGCTGCGCATACACCTGCCGCAACAGTTCGGCCGACAGTTCGTCCTGCATCGGGTCCGCCACCAGCACGGCCAAGTCGGGCGCGAGGCTTGCGGCGTCGTTGAAGCTGAGCTTCACCTTGCGTTTGCCCAGCCGGCGGTCCCAGCCGACTTGCACCACCACCCAGCCGTAGGTGCGCTGGTATTGCGCGGCCAGCTCCACCTCGCGTTGCAGCGATTCGTTGAGCTTGGTCCGCACCATCCAGTAAATCATGCGGCTCGCCACGGCGGCGGCGGCGGCGTCGCGCACCTGCGTGCCCTCGGCCTTCGTGAGCGAACGCCAGAAGGCGTTCACCAGGATGTCCACGTCGTCGGCGATGATGTCGTCGGCCAGCAACACGCGCTGGTCACTGGCGCCCTCCCACGGCATTGCCTTGAAGTCGCCCGCACTGTGCTTGCGACAGTCGCGGGACTGGTTCTCCCACAGGGCGAACCGGATGCGTTCCGCGTCGTAAAGCCGGTTGAAGGCGCCGCCGCTGGGCGAGCACCGCTGGAAGGTCTGCGTGAGGTCCGCCAGCCGTGGCTGGTCGGGATCGAGCACCACGGAGGGTGACCCGTCATCGTGGTCGGTTGATGTCATGGCCTTGCGCTGCGCTGGCATCTGGCGGCCCCGACTCCGGCAAGGTCTGGCGGAAAGCTAAGGATTGATCGCCGAAAGGCAAGTTGAACAGCGAAGGCGCGAAGGCGCGAAGCGGGGAACGTCATGGCTTTGCCTTCCTTCGCGTCTTCGCGTCTTCGCTGTTAATCCCATGCCGGTCACTGCTGATACCCGCACAGTTCCCCCACATCCACCTTGCAATAGCGCACCCGTTTCCCGGTGCGCCCCACCTTCAGCGTCCGAAGCCGGCCCACGTCCACCAGCGCCCGGATGTCTGTTTTATACAGCCCCGTGAACCGGCACACCGTTTCCAACGGCACCCACGCCGGCAACCCCATCCACGTCTTCCTGCTGATCTCGTCCATAGTGTCTTTGTGTTCTGCTCCTAGATGTTTGCTCACAAAACTACCAACCGCCCCGGAAGGCCGCTTGCCCGGATTGCCATTACATTCTCTGCCCCAAAAGCTATAAGGCAGCTTGGCGCCGGACTTGTGTTTCCGGGCTCGCCGGTGACGTGGTAAAAGGTAAGCCGGCCTTTGAAGAAGAAGACTGCGGTGGCCGCCTGCCATACGTAATCGTGAAACATGCGGGTCTCTGTGCGAGCAAAGGTAAGTGCGATTGCGTTTCCGTGGTCGTGACACCGCGCCAACCATTTGCAGGTCTCGTCGCCATACGGCGGATTGCACCAAACCCGGCCCTCCCACGGCTTCAACAACCCGTTGTCCTCGAAAGTGTAATGGCGGGCGGCCATTTCCCAGGGGCGAACCCGCGGTGCGCACGGGTCCAAATCAAATGATCCCAGCGCGCGGATTATTCCTGGCGGAGTAAGCCATTCATCCTTGCCTCGCTCCACCCGCTCAAAGTGGCCAAAGCCACCAATCTCCGGTGCCGCGTCAATCTGGCCGTTCAAAAGAAACTGCTGCCCTGTGCTCATGTCTTCCTGCTTTCCTGCCTTTCAAATTCAATAAGCGTAACCCGCCTTCGCCCGGAACATCCCCGGCGTGACATGCACCAGCTCGTCGTCCTGCGCCACGTAACGCACGAGGTCCGCCGGGTCCTTGCACGCGCCGTCCTCGCCGCCGCGCCCGGTGAAATTCTCGAACATCCACATCACCTGCTGCGCCGCGTCGCTCACGCAGAGCCTCGGTTCATTCACCACCGCGCACAGCGGCTGCTGCTCGTCGAAACTCAGCAGGTCATGCACGGCCGTCACGCCGTTGTCATCGCCCCGGCCCGTGTAGGCGGGAATCAGGTCCACGCCCTCATGCACCTGGCCGCGCTCCTCCTGCTTCGCCGCGAACAGCTCGATCAGGTTCGTGCCGCCCTTCTCGGCCGCCTGCGGATTCATCGCCGCCCGCGGGTCAATCTTCCGCAGTTGGATCGGATACCGCACCACCACCCCCCGCTTCCGCACCTCCGCAACTTCCTCCCGTCCCCACTTCATTCTGCCTTCTTCCTTCTTCATTCCGCCTTTGGCCATGGCCTCGTCCAACAACCGCCTCGCCATCGGGTCCTGCGCCTTCCATTCCCCGTCCGCGCCCAGCTCCAACGGAATCGTCTCCAGCTCCTTCAGCAGCCGTTTGTAGCGGGTCACGCCATAGCCCAGGTTCATCTGCGCCGGGCCCGCGTCGCCATCCCAGCCGTGCCGGGAATCCTGCGTCACCTTGCGTTCCGTCGGCACCGCCCACTCGCCGTAGGTCTGGCAGTCGGGCCAATCCTTCCAGATGAACAGCCGGCGCGGATTGCCCGGCGCCACGCGCACGTAGAGCAGGAACCAGTTGCGCGCCCCGGCCGGGTCGATGAACAGGTAGTTCGTCCCCTCCGCCGGCAGCTCGCGCTCGCGCACGACATGCACGTTGCGGTTGAACGTCGGGAACTGGAGCCCCATCACGTCCTTGGTGAACCCGTAGAAGATTCGCAGCACGTAATCCCGCGGCTTGCCCTCAACCGCCCGCGCCACCTGCTGCCCGTAGGTCTCGCCGCCGCTGCCGAACACCGTCATGTCCGAGTGGAAGTAAACCACCCGCGTGCGCTGGATGGCCCCGGCCTGCACCAGCGGCACGCGCCCCGGCCGGCACCCTTCGACCAGCACTTGGTTCTGCGGCAGGATCTTCGCCACCTTCGTCCGCAGAATCTTGCCCGTGCCCACCGCCTCCTTGATCGCCGGCGTGATGCCGTTGATCGGCGTGAAGCTCCACACGCCGTAGCCGGGCCGATACTCACCGCGCCGCCGCAGCATGGTCAGCCACGGGATCGGCGCGTTCTCGTCGAGCCACCACGCCACGCCGTAACCCTCGCGGGCGCCGAACTCGAACCCCTCGAACTCCGCCGGGTCGCCGCGATACGTGGCGAACAGCAGCTTCACCCCGCTCGGCAGCACCAGGATGCGGTCGGCGAACCCGTTCTTCGGATCGTAACCGATGCTGAACACGCGCCGCGGATCGCGCCGGCCGTTCAACGCCTTCAGGTCCGGCGGCAGGAAACGCCACACCAGTTGCTGCGCCGTCTCGATGCTGCTCCGCTCCGTCTCCGACCCCACGAGGAACCGGGCATCGCTGCCCGCGTCCTGCGACAGCATTTCCAGCACCAGATGATAGGCGCAGTAGAACGACTTGCCCGACCGATTGCCCCCGAGCAACACCAGCAACTTGGGCCGATACCGCCGCACCACGCGCCGCGTGAGCTTCCACGACTTCATGGGCGGCAGGAACTGGAGCGGGTCCCGTTCCGCGTCCGCAATCGCCTGCCGGCGCCGGCTCAGGAAATCGCCCAGCCCCCGCTCCCCGTGATTCCGCAAGATCGCCCGCGCCTGCCGCTCCGTCGGCAACGCAAACAGCGGATGTTGTGGCTCCTGCTCAAACATGGTCAGGCAAATCGGGATGGAACAGCGGAGGCGCAAAGGCGCGAAGCGGGAACGTCACAGCTTGGCATGGTCCCATTCTTCAATCGCAACCACGTCTTCGGTGAATACGGATTCACGAAGGCGGAAGGCAATTTCATCCCCCGCCTCCACCAGCCGGCGGATGCGCTTGTTGGCCGCGGCCAGATCGATTTCGAGTTGATCGGCGTGGTCCAGTGCCAGCTTCAATCCGTCTCCCGGATTCATGAAGTCTCCAATAGCGATGGTTTGACGGATTCCATTCGTCCTCGGTGTTGGTGTGTCGCTCATTTCAACCTCCGTTCCGCGTCTTCGATCATCGCAACCAACTGTTTCGCGTTATCAAATGCCCAACGCTCGGTTTTGATCGTGAAGTATTTTCCAGCGCCTCCGTCGTGAGATTCGATTTCGATGTATTGGCCAATCGTGCTGTCGTCGCAGCAGTCGTTTTCCTGCCCATAGGTCAGTTGCCCGGCTTCCATGACCGGCTCTTTTTTTGGTGTGTCGCTCATGCTTTTGCCTCCTTGGCTTTGGTCCATTGGTGAGTTTGTAACGTCGGGTGGTGAAATTGCTGGAATAACGCATCCCCCGCCTCCTCCAGCCGGCGGATGCGCTTGTTGGCCGCGGCCAGATCGATTTCGAGTTTGCAGTAGGAGCAAAGCAGGCTGGGCGACTCAACGCGCCGCACGGAACAACCATTGCACCAATACACCCATTCACTTCGCGTCTTAACGTCTTCGCTGTTCATTTGGTTTTCCTTTGCTTTGCCGTCTCCGCGTCTCCGCGTCTTCCCCTCTCCGCGTCTCCGACCACCCGTTCCCATTCCCTTAGCCAATGCAGGCACGCCGAGGGGTTGGCGATCTGCCGTTGCCAGCAGACCAGATCCAGCATGGCCTCGCGTTCCAGTTCCGCCGACGGCCCGGCCGACCACGCCGCGTGATACTGCGTGGTGCGATCCGCGACCCACCGCTCAATCGTGGCGTCGGTCTGGCGCCACACCCAATTGGCCACCAGCGCGGCGTCGCCGTTGCGCCACGGGGCGGGTCCGTTCCGCGCCGGCCACGCCGCCGTCGCCTCCGCCGTGGGCACCGTCCCCCACCGCTGCTTGGGCACCTCCGTCTCAGGGTTCACACTCATGGGCATTTGAATCTGGAAGGCAGGAAATCAGGAAGCGGCTCCACCAAGACCACCCGCAGCTTGAGCGGGCGCAAGTCCGGGCGTTCAAACCGTTGTTGCGCCTTCGTGTTGTAAAACGCCCACCGGACCGAAGGGGGATGCGGCAGGTCTAGGCTCCTGTATGCCTCGATGCGGCCTGGGTCAAAATCAGCCCAGATGAATTTAGGTGGTTTCACGTCTTCGTTTCCCCTGTTTGCTTCTGTTCCTGCCTTCCTGTTTTCCAGATTCATCTTCGTTCCCTCCGTTCCCTTCTGTTCCGTCACTGCGGCAACTCCTGCGGGGTCTCGTCGTTGTCCACGTGCGCGTCGATGAACCGCATCCACGGTTTCACGAACACCAGCTCGCACGGCCCGGTCGGGCCATTGCGCTGCTTCACGATGAACAAATCCCGCCGCTGGCAATGCTTCTCCAGATCGTCCCGCAGCTCGGCCGGCAGCGATGCCACCGCCCGGCTCTGCATCCACGCGAGCTTGCGCTCGGCGATGGCCCGCTTCACCTCGTCGTCGCTGGCGATGTCCCGCTTGGCCCGCGTGAGGTCCACCTTCTTCAGGAACGCCACCACGTCGGCGTCGGCCGTGGGTTTGGCGCTGTCCTTCAGGTCGCTCAGTTGCGGCTCGCGCTCGCGCTCGGCGCGCTCCTGGTTGAAGTTCTCCTGCGCCAGCACGATGAACGGCACGTTCAGCTCCTTCTTCAGCTTCATCAGCCCGTCACTCACGTCGGAGATCCGCATGTTCAGGTCGCGATAGTTCACGCCGCTGCGCCCGCCCATCAGTTGGAGGTAGTCGATCACGAACAGCTTCACGCCGTGCTCGCGCACCATGCGCCGCGCCCGGATGGACAGCTCGTCGATGTTCAGCCCGCTGCTGTCGTCCACGTGCAGGGGAATCCGCTTCATGCTGTTGCACGCCTTGGTGAGCAGGGCCGCGTCCGTCTCCCGCAGGAACCCGTTGCGATACGACTGGAAGTTCACGCCGGCCCGCTGGAACACCAACCGGCTGGCCAGTTGCAGCCGGTTCATTTCCAGCGAGAACATGCCCACGGGCGCCCCTTCCACCGACGCCACATGGTCGGCGATCTGCAAGGCCAGCGCCGTCTTCCCGCCGCCGGGCCCGGCCGCGATGATGATGTATTCCGCGGGCTTGAGGCCGCACAGGATGTTGTCGAGGAAGTTCAGCCCCGTGCCGAATCCCTTCATCTGCTTGCGCCCCTGGCGGAACGATTCCAGCTCGGCGATGACGCTGCGAAACTCCTCGTGAACGGGCTTGGCCGCCGCCTTGGCATCCTGCACCGCGAGGTCCATGGCCGCGGCGCTGAAACGGTTGGCCAGCTCCAGGGCGTTGGTGCAACTGTGAACCTGCTGGATCACGGCCACACACTCGCGCTCCATCCGCCGCAGCAGCCACTTGTCCGCCACGATCTCGGTGTAGTAGGCCACATTCACCGCGCTCGGCACGCCGTCGCACAGGGCCGACAGCGCGGCGAGCCCGCCCACTTCGTCGAGCTTGCCCGTGTCGCGCAGCCGCTGCTGCACCGTCATCAGGTCAATCGCCTTGCCCTCGTCGCCCAGCGCCACCAGCGCAAACCACAGCTCGCGATGCCGTAGGTCGTAGAACGCCAGGCCATCCAGCCCCAGCTTCTCGATCACCACCGGCAAGGCATCATTGGGCGCCAGCAGGCAACACCCCAGCACGCCCGCCTCCGCCTCCGGCGAATTCGGCGGCAGGCGGTCGCCCGCGGCCGGGGTCGCGCCGCGCCGCGCCGGGGCAGGGGCTTCATAGGCTGTGTCAAAGTCACTCATGCGAAATACCTCATCAATTCCCGGCCCACCCATTCAGCCACCGGAACGGAAACACCGTTGCCAATCTGCCGGTAGGCATCGCGTTCTGTGCCCGCAAAGGTAAAAGTGTCGGGCACTCCCTGAAGCCGGGCATACTCGCGGACCGTGTAGGGCCGCGCCCCACCGGGATAACGGGCATCGGCCACCATCCTTGTGCTCACATCCTTGGCGTAGTGAGCGACACAGGTCGGAGCCAGCTCGTCGCGGGCCGGGTCGGAGATAATCGGCCGGTCGCGATAACCACCCCGCAGCCGTTTCGCCACGTAGTCGGGCAGGTCAGTAACAGGCCGGTCCTCGATGATCTCGGCCAGGGTGACGCGCCGCTTGGCCTCGGGCAGTCGCCACGCAAAGTTCCGCCGGCTGCCCAAGATGATAAGCCGATCCCGCCGCTGGGGCAGCCACGTGCAGCTTTTGACCGGGCAGAAGACGTTCACAAAGTAATCGGGCAGGGCGGTCATTGCCTCCATCACCACCGGGAATTTTCGCATGCCCGGCACGTTCTCAACCACGTATGCCTCGGGTCGGCGAAGGGCCAGATGCCGGAAGAAGTGCAGGAACAGCTCATCGCCCGTGCGCGTGCCATGGATGTCGGCGATGGGGCTGTATTTCGTGCAGGGGTAGGTGGCCACCAACACATCGGCTGGCCGCTCGTCCGCGGCCAGCTTCGCGGCCATGTCCGTCTGCCGAACGTCGTGTGTGAAATTGCGGCGCAACGTCTGGCAGCAGGTCTCGTTCAGCTCGAACGATTGCTGGACCTCAAGCCCGGCACGGTGCAGGCCCAAGTCCATCAGACCAGCGCCCGAGAAATAGCTGTTTACGCGAATCATGTTCCTGCTTTCCTGCCTTCCAAATTCTCCGCCGGCTCCGCGCCCGGCTCCGGCGGCACGCGGGACATCCACGCGCCGCGGGCGGGGCGCCCCAGCCGGAACAGCCGTTCGCGGCCCCGGGGCGAGATCAGCCGCAGTTGCCCGCCCGCATTGCGCCACCGCCACCGCCGCGCCTCCGGCTGCTCGGGATCGGTCCGCACCGTGACCACCCCAAAACTCACCCGATGCCATGTCGGTCCCGTGTTCATGGGTCATTTGAATCTGGAAGGCAGGAAAGCAGGAAAGGAATGACCAATGAGCAATGACCAATGGCCCAACACCTTCCCGCTTCCGCTTCCTGCCTTCCTGTTTTCCAGATTCATCTTCGTGCCCTACTTGCCCCCCTCCAGCGCCTCCAGATCGCGCCAACGGGCGTCGAGTTTGGCCTGCTGCGCCTTGCGGAAGTCGCCGTGGGGAAGCTGGTCGAGGTCGGCCTGCATCGTCTCCAGCTCGTCGCGGGTGGCGATGGCGCGCACGCTGGCGCTCACGGTCTTGGCCGGCGTTTTTTCGGCGCCGTTTTTCGCCATCGCCTTGGTGAACTCGGCCCGGCGCAACGGATTCAGCCAGTCGCTCAGCAGGGCGCGGCGCCAGTTTCGGGGCCAGCCGATGGCCCGGCCGTCGTAGTCGGCGATCCGGGTGGCCGCGAAGTCGGCGGGAATCGGTCCTTGGGCGACCGTGGCGCAGTAGGCCAGGACTTCCTCGCGGCTCGGCAGCTCGGGGCCTTGTTCCCCGGCCCCCTTGGGGGGTAGGGGGGATTTCTCCAACTCCCCCTCTTGTCCTATGTAATTCCTCCTACTCCTACTCTGTGCCAAGTCAGTTGCCAATCCAGCCGCCAAGTCAGTTGGCGGTTCAGCTGCCAAGTCAGTTGCCAAGTCACCTGCCAAGTCAGCCTCGGAATGGGGTGGGTTGTAGGTGTCGTAATTGACGAACCGGATCACCGTGCCGTTAGCGTTGCTGGCGGTCTTGACGACGCCGTGCTGGGCCAGTTCGCGCAGGTAGCCGCTCACCTTCACGTCGGACCATTGCCAGCGTCGGGCAAGGCTCTGGATGCTGTAAGCCACGCAACCGCGGGCCACCTCGACGCGGGTGCCGCCCCGGGCGGGCGCGGTGGTGTCCTCGGTATTGGCGAGCAACAGCAGGTCCACCAGCGCGGCCTGCCGGCAGAACTTCTCGGTGAACCACAGGTCGTGCCCGGCGAGGGCGCGCACGAGGTTCACGGAGCCGGAGAGCTTTTGCTGGGAGATCATGCGGGGTTTCCTCCTGCCTTCCTGCCTTCCAGATTCTCCGCGGTCCCCTGCCGTTGCAGGAAGTGATGCAGCGCAATGCCGGCCTCGCTGATCGAAGGCCACACCCCGCGCTCGGCCCACACGGCGGTGATGGTGCCGTCCTGCTTGAACCAAGAGCCGCGCTCGGCCGCTTCCAGGAACCAGCCCGGCGCCGGCTCGCAGCCGGCCGGCACGGTGGTTTTCACTTTCATGTCGGTGGTCATGCGAAGGTTGCCTTTCGTGCGCGGCCCGCGGCCAAGGGGGTCAGTTTGACGAACTTGCCGTAACCGGGATGCGGCGTGACCGGCTCGCGCCGGAACGAATGGCCGCAGTCAGGGCAGGTGAACACGTCGGCGCCCCACGTCGCCGCCACCCAATCGGTCAGGCGTGACGTATTGCGGCACTTCCCGCAGGTGATGCTGAACCCGTCGTTGTCCC